AAAAGAAGCATATGTTAAATTAAAGGGAAGCTACTAGCTTCCTTTTTTTATAAATAAAGTGTAATGCACATTTAATAGATTTAATGGAAATAACTGGCGCGCAAATGATGAAATTCAAGCAGTTTTTAGCAGAATTTTCATTTAAAAGGCTTCTGCCCGGTGAGCTCATGAAACCCGGCAGAGAAAGTAGAGCTGAAACCGTTATTCGTAAGATTAACGATGGCGACCCCTTCCTTCTTTTTGGCGGTGGTACTGTTATTATTAAAAAAGACGGTACCATAAATGATTATCTTGCTGCAAAGAATGCAGGCGACAAGACTGCCATGGGAAAAATTGAATTTACAGCAACTAACGGAAAAAAATATAAACTCAGAGACTTTGCCAAATCACCTGAGTTTGGCGGTAAAGGAGCCGGGTCTGGAACCAGGGCAGAAGATGAAGCTTTGGCTGACCTTAAATCCAAGTTTCAAAAAATTCTTGAGAAAGAAACGGTTCCATTTATCTATATTAAGATTGGTAAAAAGACCGAGAAAGTCTCTGCCATCTATTCTACTCCCGGAACACCTAAAGCAGACTTTCATTTTGTAGACGAAGAAGGTAACGAGGTATTTTGGGTATCTCATAAAAAAGGTAGAAAAGCCAATGACTTCCAGCAATATGGCGGTATGGCAGAACTAACGTTTACCAGATCAAAAGATATGTCAAACTTTGTTAATGACGTCAAAAAAGAAATGGGAGATCTTAAAAAGTTCCCTATGAAAACCGCATATGCTAGAAAAGTAAAAGATCAAAATATTATCATGATGACTATGTATGGAAAAAATTTCAAAAAAGGATCTGCTGACTCTAGACAGAATATTGATGTCTTGTTTCAAGGTCCAATGAATTTTAAAAAGTCCGGAAATAAAAACGGAATCCCTGTTTATACAATGTCATCGAATCACACTGTTTTGCACGGACAAAAACCTACCGGAGACTATGAGGCGTATTACTATGTAAGACCTGCCCAAGACAGAACTCAAATGGGCGTTCCCGGTGCTAGATTCTTGATTGTCGCTAAACTAACAGCAATCAAGAATAGAAATACGAAAGTAATTTAATGAAAACATTTAAGTCATATCTAAATGAGGAGAAAAACACTCACATGACCCACATCGAGGACAAGGTTCTCTATGGTGGGGTTAAAGGAACTAGAGATGCTATTCTAGCTCTTAGATCACTTCGTGATATGATGAGGGGTCAACACTCGGGTAATGTCAGTGTTAAGTGGGATGGTGCACCTGCAGTATTCTGTGGTACCGATCCTACTGACGGTAAGTTCTTTGTTGCCAAGAAAGGTATCTTCAACAAGAATCCTAAAGTCTACAAGACAGAAGCTGATATTGATGAAGACACATCTGGTGATCTGGCAATGAAACTAAAAGTTGCACTTAAGTTTTTTGCTAGACTTGGAATCAAAGGAGTTATTCAAGGTGATTTACTTTTTACAAAACCTGATATTAAATCCGAAAAGATCGATGGAATGGATTACATCACGTTTCATCCTAATAAGATTGTCTATGCTATCGAAAAGAACAGCAAGGATGCTCAAGAAATTAAAAGAGCGAAAGTCGGAATTGTCTGGCACACAACCTACGTCGGAGACAGCTTCGAAACAATGAAAGCCTCTTACGGAGTAGATGTTACTAAGCTAAAAAAGACTGCTGATGTTTGGCAACAGGATGCAATGCTTCGTGATCTAACAAGAGTAGCTACGTTATCTGATAAAGAAACCTCAGCAGTAAACAGACATTTGTCTGAAGCAGGTAAGCTGTTCAATCAGATTAAAGGCTCTACTCTTCGTGAACTAGAAGCCAATCAAGACTTAGCAGGCATTATAGAGACCTTTAATAATACGTTTGTACGTAAAGGTGCTCAGATTGGTGATACTACTCAACATGTACGAAATCTTATTCAGTTTATCAAAGATAGATATCAGAAGGAAATTGATTCTAAAAAGTCTGAACAAGGTAAGCAAAACTGGAAAAATAAACAGGAAGAAGTTATGAAGTTCTTCTCTCCTGATAATAAAAAGAGCTTAAAGGCCATGTTTGACCTTCAAAAGTCGATTGTGGCCGCAAAGTTATTGCTTATAAATAAACTGAACAGTATTAAGAACATTAAAACGTTCTTAAAAACAACCAAAGGGTTCAGATCAACTGAGCCTGAAGGTTACGTCGCTATTGATAAGCTGGCTGGTAATGCTGTTAAGCTGGTGAATCGTTATGAATTTTCAACAAGCAACTTTGACCCAACTATTTTAGCGGGTTGGAGTAAATAAAGAGGAACGATATGAAATATCTTATTTCCGCAATTGTGGCTATGACCGTAGCTGCTCCTGCAATTGCACAAGATGCTACTGATAATGGATCTGCTCTTGCATCCAACGCAACTCTCGGCGTATCTACCGATCTGGAAGGTAATGCCAATTGGACGCTGGGTGCAGAGTTGGGTATTGCTGGCTTTGGTGTAGATGCAGGTTTCACACTCAATGACCGTGGTGACAACGCTGCTGACGACTATTCGATTGGTCTCGGCACTGGTATGGACCTGGGCTTTGCTTCCCTCGATACTAGCATCGACTATGCTTGGGGCGCAACATCCGGTGCAGACCTGATTGGTCGTGGTGACGGTAACACCTGGGGTGACGTAACCCTGAACCCAACCCTGAATATCACTCCCGGTATTATCGGCGGTGAGTACATCTGGCTGGGTGGTTCCATGGACCTCGCTTCTGATGGCGAAATCGCTGTTGGTTGGGGCGGTGCTTCCTATGGTATCGGTTACTCGCACGCATTGAACGACAAAGCTTCCGTATCTGTTAGCTACGGTTGGTCTGTAGACGTTGTTGACGACGGTGACGACACCACAGTCAATGACTGGACCACTACCGCTGATGGTATGAAAATTGGCGTAGGCTTCAAGTTCTAATATGATTGGGTTTAAAGACTTCCTCTCCGTTGTAGCTGAGACTTCCTCTCCTAGTGAGGGGGAGTCTTTACCCGTTTCTGAAGTACTGTCTTTTCAAGCTAGACGTAAAAAGTCTATTGCTTTACGGAGACGTAAACAACAAATTCAAAGACAGAGAAAAATTGCATTACGTCGTCCTGCCACTCTTGACAGATTAAAAAGACGAGGTCGTAGAACTGCTAGAGATATTTTAACTAAAAGATATTATGGCGGTAAAACTAAAAAAGACATGTCCATTTCTCAAAAAGCACGAGTTGAGAAAAGATTAGACAGAGCCAAAAACGTTACAGGATTTATCTCAAAGAGATTGCTGCCTAGTAAGCGTAAATTAGACGTGCAAAGAAGGCGTGGATAAATTATGATTAATGGATTTAAGCGATATCTAGAAGAACAGTCCTCCGTAGGTTATCTTGTCTTTGGACGATTTAATCCACCGACGACTGGTCATGAAAAGTTACTGGATAAGCTTGCATCTACTGCAAGAGGCAAAGACTATTTTATCTTTGCTTCACAATCTGCTGATCCTAAAAAGAATCCTTTGGATTATCAAACTAAAGTAAAGTTTATGCGCAAGATGTTTCCTAAGCATGCGCGTAATATTATGCTCAATAAGAGCATCAAAAACGTTCTTATGGCAGCAGTACATATGAGCCAAAAAGGATACAAGAACCTGGTGATGGTTGTTGGTTCCGATAGAATTAAAGAATTTGATTCGTTACTTAAAAAGTATAATGGTGTCGACGCACGTCATGGCAAATACGATTTCGAAACAATTAAGGTTGTATCTGCCGGCGATCGTGACCCTGATTCGGATGATGTATCAGGAATGTCTGCTTCGAAGCAACGTGAAAATGCCAAGAACAATGATTTCCGTAAATTTTCTATGGGTCTTCCTAAAGGTGCAAATGACTCCTTAGCAAAAGATCTGTTTAATGCAGTTCGAAAAGGAATGAATCTCAATGAAAATAAATCATTTGCTCAACATATTATGCTGGCGCCAGTTTCCGAAACACGTGAGAGCTACGTTAGCGGGGAACTATATGCTGTTGGCAGTTCGGTTCGGTTAAAGGAATCAGAAGAAGTTGGTACCGTACAGCACCGCGGTTCAAACTATCTGATTGTAGAATTTGATGGTAATAAAAAGCGTGTATGGTTAGACGCAGTAGAGGAAGCGTGTTGGAGTGGTTATAAACAAGTAGGAATGAAAACCAAAAATGGTAAGCAAGTTCCTAATTGTGTACCAGAAGCACAAGACCCTGATATCAAGGATCGTAAAGGTTCTCAGCCTGCTGCATACCATAAAGGTCTTTCCAAGTCTACTAAAGTTAAAAGAGACGCGCAATTCAAGAAACAAGCTAAGATGGCTGATGATGATCCCAAGGCATATAAGCCTGCACCTGGAGATAAGTCTGCTAAAACTAAGCCATCCAAGCACACATTAAAATTTAAGCAGATGTATGGAGAAGCTCATGCTTACCTTTAAATCATATCTCAACGAAGATGCAACTGCAGGATTAAAGAAAAAAGCTGAGAAAAGCGGCATGCCGCTGGGTGTTTTACGTCAGGTTTATAATCGTGGTGTAGCTGCATGGAAGACAGGACATAGACCCGGGACCACTCCTCAACAATGGGGAATGGCTCGGGTCAATTCATTTGTAACCAAGTCTTCTGGTACCTGGGGTAAAGCAGACAAAGACTTAGCTGCTAAAGTAAAGAAATAAACTAAAGGAAATAAACTAATGGACTATTTTACTATT